TCAAACTGCCAAAATGTATTTGCAACCCAACTCGCTATCAACATAACAAATGATGCGAAGCCTATAAATCGTTTAGATGATATCTTCGCATCACTTGAAAGCATTTCTGTAAAAAAGTTCATATTAGAATTGTAATACTGCGTAGTCATAACGTAAAGTACAAGTTATGTCTACAGGTTCACTAACTGACCAATCCAAATCTCCAAAATTTGCAGATTGTATGTAAGCACCTTTAAGGTCCCATTTTTCAACAACATCACCAACAGGTCCAAGTAATTGGAAAGTAACGTTCTTTTTGTAGAAGTCAGAGTATCCATCTCTACCTGTTACAGATTCGTGTCCAAGTCTAATCCACTCAATCACTGCTTGAGCACCACTTGGTACGATTGGGTCATAAAGAGTAATGTCTAAGGGCTGCCAAGAAGCTTTCCCTTTTACATACCGCTTAACATTAATGTGATTTAATTCAATCTCTTCAAATTCTATTGATGGACGATTAGCCGCTCTAATTAAGAAACTTGGTACACCTTCGATTTCCATAATAAAACGATTTTTCGTTTTAGGTTCGAATGGTGTAAAAAATATATCGTTTGCTCCAATCAAATCAGGCATCTCTTTTCTCCTGTTAAGTTTATTGTTCTATTATAAATATAAAGATTTGATAAAATCATCACAAACAATGTATTTCTTTTTCTTAGTTTTTTCTTAGTTTTATTTTATAAGAAAAAAGGGGCTCGTAATTGAGCCCCTTTAGTTCTGTTGACCTCCCTTTTATTCAGGGAAAGCCGCCCCTGTTGGCAATACAACAAAGTCAAGTACAATAAACTCAGCAGTTCTTGTAGGCTGTATAAAGATTTGACCAATTAATTGGTTTCTATCTACTACTTCAGGAGTATTGTTGGAATCATCCATTACTACTCTGAATGCCGAAAGACCTGAACGTTGTTGTACAGATTCCATATAAGGATTGACAATGTTCAAGAAACGATTTCTCGTTGCCGCATTGTTTTGTTCAAAGACTAAGAATCTTGAAGATGATGCAATGAACTTCTTCAAGTTAATTAATAATCTACGAACATTGATTCTATCAAGAGCGGATGGTCTTGCTTGTAGAGTTTTTTGACCAAATGCTACAATACCTTGTTGCGGGAATTGTGCTATAGGATTAACTCTACCATCATACAATTCATCTCTGTCTGTATGAGTTAAGATTTTCTTAACATCTTGTGCCGCGATACCACCACGATTAAGACCTGCAGGTGCAAACCATTCTTGACCTATTCTGTCATTCTGTGAATACACACCTATCATTACTACTGATGGTGGAACCCAAATGCTAGCACCGCCTCCTGGATTAGCAATACTAACCCAAGGATAATAAGTACCTACGTAGTTGTTATCAAGTGAAGCAACATCACTAACTGCGTTACTTACACTTCTACCCCAACGTGAACCATCCATAATGTAGAAAGAATCACCACGATTAGATGCAATACTTATTGCTCTATTACTAACACTTGGATGATACTCGTGTATAATACCAGGAGTAACGATTAAGTTCATATCAATGAAGTCAGGGTCACTTATAGTTCCTAATGCTCTCTTATAAGCAACAGAACCACTCTTTGCAGCACCACTACAATCAAATCCTTGTTGATTTGCGGCAGTTATATCACCACCAAAGTTGATATTACGTGCTGGGTTTTCACCACCAAATCCCCATTGAAAAGGAACTTGAAACTTACGTTGTCTAACGTTAGTTCCTACACCTAATGATAGGCTTGTTACATTATCAGCAAATCCTGCGTCACCGCCTTCTGTACCTGTCATATCTTCAAGTGAAAATGTTACGTTAGCACCTATAGTAGCAGTAGCTGGTATCGGAGCTAAATAAGCTTGATTAACTTTATTAGTAGAAGACAAATCAAACCCGTAATACTTAGCAGGGTCAAATAATCCATTACTATCTGTAGAAGTTATAAATGATGCTGTTGGTACGTTGTTACCGGTCGCATTACCTGGCACAGGATTTTGAACTGCACCATATCCCATAGGAGCTACTGCACGACCAATACCTGATGATTCTGCTGTTAGGTTAGAGTAATCACCAATTCTAATATATTCAGAGCCATTACCATAATTACCATATTTGATAATTTCACCTGCAGAATTGGTTTCAGACCAAGCATCACCAACCGTAGCTACGACAAAGTTTTTACTTTGTGGGTCAAGATTCAATTTGTCAAATGTTTCGACTACATCGAATTTAGTTGGGTCGTCAGTTCTACGTTTAAATACTTGCATATCAAACATAGCATAATCAGGTGAAGAGTTGTTAGCTGCTGCGGCTTTAATATTTGAAAAACCAATGTAAAAATCAGTATTCATATCTTCGCCGTGTCCACGTGTGTAAACTCTAAATAAGTTCTTTTTACCTACACCTAGCTGTGATTGTATGTATGGTGTTCTTGCAAATGAAAATGAACTATTACCTGTCCAAGTATTTGCTGAACCATCTGAACCAAAACTCTGTACTCCACTTTGGAAGTCAAGTGTATGAAAAGATGCTGATATAGAAGCAGTAGCGTTTAGACCTGCTACTATAGATAATCCACCATTTTCATTAAAGTTTTTATACATATACACATTATGTTGTAAGGTTTGTGCATCTGTAGGTAAAGAGTTTTCACTACCAAACATATTAGCTTGACTAATTGTTTCAAGTGCTAATCCTGAACCTGAAACAAAAACTTTAAAATCAGCTGATGCTGATGGATTTTGTGCTGTAGCATAAACACCTGCTGTAGCATCTGAAATATGTCCAATCTTAGTTTTACTTAAATCAAGTGTGCCACCATCAGCTTTTCTTGATGGTGCTAATGTTGCTAATACTAAGCCGTTTGATGGGCCTGCCCCTACACACAAGTTTACAGCATCAGCGGTGTAACCACCTATACCAAGTACACGAACTACCGTAACGCTTGCCGCGCCACCATCTAAGTATCTCTTAGCGGCTAAACCTGCATAATAAGGTCTTTGCCCGCCAATAGGTCCAAAGACCTGTTCGTATTGAGATGTACTTGTTATAACGGTTGGTCTGAATGCGGGACCTTTTCCTGTTGGTCCTACAACCGCCGCTCCAATGTTTGCTATACCTTGTGGTAGAAAAGATAAATCTTTCTCACGGGTAAATACACCCGGAGATACAATTCTTTCTGCCATTTTATTCTCCTATGAAATTTTAAAAAAGGTTATTGTTAAACATATATAAATAGTTTTGAAAATTTCAAAACGTTATATTTATAGTGATTATTTTTTGTCTACGGGTGTAAATTCACCTGTTTTAGGGTCAAGTGTACCTTCACCATACTTCTCACTCAAAGTTTTAACCAATTCTTTTTCAGTAGTTTGATTAGTTTTCCATTCTCCACGTATAGCTTCTTCACGTTCTTGAATTGCTTGTATTCTCTCGTCTACTAATATTTTTTGTACACCAAGATTACCTAATTCAGTTTGTAAAGCAGAGTATGTATCTGCTATTGTGTTTATTTGTTTTAATTCATCTTCTGTGAATTTATTATCGTTAGCCATATTGTAACTCCTAACTATTTAGTTTCTTCATAAATAAATTTTGTTTTTCTATAATCGTCTTGTTTTTTGTGATGAGGCGTTGTTGTAAACGAGTTGTGATACGCATCAGGCCAAACTTTATTCATCCAACTTGTAAGAATGTATTTATCATCTGATATCGGTGTTTGTGCGTAATGAACATAAGGCCAAAAACAAGGAAATGTAAAATGTTTTCCTACTTCAGATTTTATAGCTGTTTTACTATAAGGAAAAACCGTTCTACCACCTTCTTCAACATCGTTTAAGTAAAACATACTAACAAACATTCTGTTTCCATATTCAAATTGATGTGAACCTTCAACGTGCCAAGACTCGTAGTGTCCAACACCTTTTTCATACTTGTGTATTTCCCACATCGGATAATAAATTCCTGTACCAAATACATCACCTTCAACATCATAATGTTCAGATAGTCCAAACTTTTTTATATACTGCAATATACAATGGTCTGATACTTTCTGTATGTGTTCAACGTACTTACCTGCTTCTTCTTCAGGTAAAAGCATTAAATCAAGTTCACCTGTATCTTTAAAATCGTTATCAAGTCCTCTATGAGTTAATCCGTGTCGTGTCTTATTTTGTTTAGCATAACTTTCATATAAATCTATAATTTCTGTACAAAACTCAGGAGTCAATGCTTCAAATGTTTGATGTGTGCCATCCATAAACCAAGTTGCTGGTTTAACTTTATATTGACCACCATGAAGACTAACTTCACTTGACAAGTCATTAATATCTAATCTTGGTTTTCTATTAGAAGTTTTAAACATAACAGCAGAGTCTAAAGGTATAATTTTATCTTTATGTTCTTTTTTCATATCAGGAGTTTTGTAACCAATCTGTTGAAGTTCTTTGACTTCAGGTGGATAAAAAACTTTTTCCATATTATCTTCTATTTTAAAATGAAAAATATCTTTATCAAATCTTGAATGAGTTTCCATATATTCATTATCAATAACATAGTGAAGAAATAGTTGAGAATACCAATCACCTTCAAATTCGTTTCTATAATGTGAAATATTATGTCCAAGATATAATATAGCATCACCTGGTTTTTGTATAACTTCTATTGATTTTTTAGTCTTTAACGAAGTAACATATATAGGATATGAATGTGATTGACCAAGATTTATAGTAAGTGATATTTGACACCAAGGCCAATCTGTGTGATGTGCCATTGAAGCACCTTTCAAATAAACTCTTTGAAAAGAATATGTTGGAATTAGTTCTTCATCTGTAATCTTTGATACTTGAGGTAAAACGCTATATAATGTGTTTTGCCATATTGGATGAGAATTTACATTCCAACTCATAGGATGTACTCCTTCACCTTCACCCATTAAAGGACTATTACCTAAGACCATCTGCTTCCTTGTAATAGAGTCAATACTTTGATTTGAAAAATAATCAACTTGTTGTTCAGTAAAAAAGTTTTCTAATATTACATAACCGTTTTCAAACAATTTATCGTTCATTATCTATCTCCAAAGTTTATCATACCAAAAGATGATTGTAAAATAAAATTAAAAGAAGCTGATATTCTTGTTTTGTCTGAAACAAAAGGATATACCGTATGTAATAAAGATGATGGAAACATTAAAAAATCACCTTTTTTAGGCTTTACTCTAAAAGTTCCTTGTTCAAAATATCCTGCTGATTTGTAGACAAGTTCTAAATACCCGTCACCTGAATTATTTTTAGTCACTTGTTTACCTGATGCTTCAGGGCTTTTAGGTGCAATTATTTCTTTTATGAATTTATCATCAACATCATTAAAAAAGAAAACAGAAGTAATATTACAATGTGGGTGAAAATGAATAGGATTATATTCACCACTTTTCATTTCGTTTACCCAACCACCTGTTATCATAGGACTCATTTCAACTTGATTCGGGTCTGTATAATCCTCCCCAACAGCATATCTACTTACTATCGTTCTTCCATAGTGTTCACATAGAGATAGTAAAAACTCTTCTGTTTGAGTTTGATAATAAGTAGATGGTTCTATAGTCCACTCTTCATCTATTCTACCTGCTAATTGTGCAGAGTGGTCTCGTTTCTTTTCTTTTAAAACTTTATCAATGATACCTTTAAAGTCATTAAAAACATTATCAGAAAGTCTTCCTGATAAGATAGTAGGACCAAAAGGTCGTAATAATGTGAAATTAATTTTCTCTACTCTATAAGATTTTGACATATTAACCTATTCTTGATATATATATAAATATCAAATAAATTTTGTAAAAGTGTTTTTTTTATAAACTTGAATCGACTATAGTGGCTATATAATCAGCATCGTTTTCTATAAGACTCTTAGACGCTTCATTCATATCATATACCCAAATACATCCTTCCTTACTACTTGTATTGTACGAAAGAGTGCCATCAATTAGAGTTGCCGCACTATGTCCACAATCAGGAAAATACGCTTGATTTACTCGGTCGTATAAGATTCCTGGAACCTCACATACTTCATCTTCCGACATCCAATCGCTACCTGACCTAAGTATGTACTTAGTTTTGTACAAAGAACCCGTTATTCTACCATTTGTAGGTTCTTTATAAATATTGCCGTCACTACCTGATACGTAAAACATAATTATGGTGAGAATGTTGGGTCATCTATTATGGATACAGAAAATACATCTACTGCGTGATAATGAGTTGAAGTTGGTGTACTCATAAATTTTGGTGCTCTGAAAGTCCAAGCATAATTAGAAGAATGTGTAGTATCATCAACTGAAAGTTTATTGTATGTATCTATCATAGTATAAGTAGGTGTTGTAGAAGGGCCTACTGCTAATTTGTGCGTGTATGTAAGTGAACGACCCGTTCCTGCTCTATGCCAAGATGCAACAAAATCTGCTGTTGTACCTAATGTGTAAGAGGTTGTTGGTGATGTAGCTAACAATGTAGATGTTCCTGAAACTCTTTTGTAAAAATAAATAGCACCTGTACCACTTCCTGCATTATCACGTATCTGATACAAATATGTGTTTGTAGTAATTGAAGGTTGTGTAGGATGAGCTGTTGTGTTCATACTTAAATCAATGTTTTGGTCCTTGTTATTTGTACTATTCATAAAGAATCTAAATCTCCAAGCATAACATTGTGTATTAGGTATATTTGTTATGTGTAAAACTCCACCGGGAGTCATATAATCAGTACTTCTTATATATACACCATGAGGATTAGTTGAGTTTCTAAATCTAACTTGGTCTGATACGACTACAGGATGTGCAGGAGATGGAGAAGTGTTAGTCCAAGACATTCTTGTATCTA